AACCCCCAGGCGCTCTGTGGTTCGTGCCAGGGGTTGCCGAGCCAACCTGAGTTACATTTTCAAACCAACTGCCGATATCTCCCCATGGGTTATACTGCACCATGTCAGAGTAATTTCTATCTATGTGGATAGCGTTGTTACCTGGAGCTACAAAAGTAACAACATTACTCAGCAGGGAATCATCTTGAGTGTATCTACAGTTGCCCGTCTCTGGGCTGATGTTTGATATCAGAAGTTTGTACTTGGCAGCGAAGAAATATGTTTGACCAGGGACCAGGCCAGTGACGGTGAAGGTTCTCCTGCCCTCTCCAATGTAAGTCCCGCCATTGATGTAAGGGGTTGAGTCCTCTTGACATGCAGCCTCAACCAAATCGCCAGAGGCGTTGGCCATAAAGAAGTTGGTGCCTAAGAACTGCACATTCAAACCATTGGTATGGGTCTCTACATCAGGGTCAGTGCATAACAGGGTTGCCGTTGTTCCAGCCCCATGTACGATTCCTCGACCACCTTGAACAGTCACCGATGCCGTGTGGGTAGCACCAGATGTAGTAGGTATGGCGGTATCCACTGTGAAGTACATAAGCTCTGTTTGAGAGGTAGTATCAACTATGTAGTCACTGTTCTTAACTACGCTGGTTACAGTTCTTTCTATTGAACCTGAGTTATAACTGAGCGTAACTTTTCTACCCACAAATATCTGGGTAAGCATGTTTGCTTTAGATGTAGCGTTAGAAGCTACTACGGTTGTGCCCGTTCCGTCAGATGTAACACTGTAGTTACCACTAGCACTGTAGTTCGATACTGCCGCTTGACCCGCATCAGAAGACACAGACAATACTGGGGCAGCTACACCGTGGTATGAGGATGTCTGTTGCCCTCCTCTAAGGTGGCTGTTTAACCCACCTGATGGTTTACCCCTGCATTCAAGAGTGGTTGTGGCCTCTGTGCCGTCAAAGCTGTGGCTTATAGAATGTACAGCCAGGTGCTGGTCACTGGAGTAGTGGTCATCGTTGGCGCTAAACTCGTAGAAGTCCCCAACTTCCGCAGCAAAGAAGTAGGGCAGCTCTACTGTTTTGATTATCTCAGGGTCAACCAAATCTTTGAGAGCTAAACGCGCAAGTCTTTCAGCTTCTATGCTAGTGGTTATCAAACCTAACGCATCTTCAGTCCCGCCCAATATCATGGACCTTCTACCATACTTGGCAATAGATGCTGCGTTTTCAACTTCCATAAATTTTAGGTTGTTGGCTACAGGCTCGCCATCTGAACCTGTTGTTGCGTACTCTGTGTAATGAACTCGAACGTGGTTTCTAATTCTAGCTGTGCTCGTAGATAGGGAAGAGATGTCATAGTAGGCAGAGGGGCCGAATGTGAAATCAACGTTAGTTGATATCCTGTCTCTGAGGGGGCAAAATACAGTTGGTACAAATCCACCTTTAGCGGTTGCATCTACACCTTCCGATACAGTTGTCCCATTCACGTTGTCGTTGAACTTGAACCTGAAGTCATAGCCTATGGATTGAGCTACACTTCTGACAGCCTCCATTAAGTTGCTATCTGTTACATCAAATATTTTACTAGGGACATACTGTGGTCTTTCATCGATGGTGAAAGCTTTGTTGTCGGCGCCAGAAGGCACAGCATCTTGTAGCTTCATAACTGTGTCACTTGAAATCTCATCAATAATAGAATCGTGAGTCTCTCCATCATCAAGGGTGAAGCTGATACCCATACCTACAGCGCACTGACTAGTAAACTTGGTGCCACTACCTGCTACTGAGATTGAATTAGCTAATACCCTAATCGTACCACTTGTTGATTTAGCACTTACCTTATTGGACACCAGCAAGTTGCTATCATTACCTGTTTCTGTGAACAGGTAGTAGTCTACGTTGTTGTGTCTATATACAGCCTCACTGGCTGAGTGAGCCCCACTACCCCCGTGATAAGCTTCATTCTGAGATGATAGAATGGTCTGCATAATATCGTATATGGTTAGGTTAGTAGGTTCATCCGCAGTAGGTGAGTTGCCGTAACCCTCAAACGTCAAACCGTTCGTAGAATCTCGGATACCATGTATTATCTGCCAGTCTTGGTACTTGCCTCCCAAGTCTCTACACCGAATACTTATTTCTTCAGCTCCCCAGTCTACCTCATCGATGTAACCACGAAACACTTCTTCAAAGTCTGAGTTCTGGACTTCTACATCCATGGGGAGTGTAGCTGTTTCAATGACAAGCTTATTGGTTATATCAAGAGCGGGGGATGAGACACCGTGCTGTAAGTTAGGCAGAGAAGATAGAACTAACGGAGATAGTGACAACTCTTCAATCTGACGAATCAAAGTGATTGATGCTGATGATACAGGATTATCAAGAGTAGTATCGATACTTACATCTTTGATCCAGTTGTAACCCTTGTAGTTAGAGAAATCGATTATGTTAGAACCAGGGTTCTGGGTGATGGCTAAGCTAGTGCCAGCTGTCATGTTTTCAGTTACATCTAAAATAGTATCTGATGTTATTGACTCTACAATCCTGCTTTCAGACCCAACTGTAATTTCAGAACCTACTGACAACTCTTGCGTAAATTTAGAGTCCGTTGCTGTTAACTTTTTCAATGATGGGGGGTTTTGAACGGACCCTGTTCCACTACCACTAAGAGTCTTAGCATCCGAGCTGAAGTTGCCAGTGTAGTTAAATCCGTTGGTTACTGGGCTGGACCTATCAATACGAACCCGTACATGCACCGACCTGTTGGCTGACTGATGAAGGGTTGTTTCAGCTGTCGATAAGGTTCTCATTACACTTCCGTCAACGTAAAAGATAAGCGTTGTTTAACTCTGCCCCCTGCGTGAATATATTCCACAGAGTCCACCTTACCTCTAACAATTACTACAGAGTCGTGAGTGACATCACCTGTCATCTTGAGGTTTGGGTGCTCGCCAGAGTTTTGCCCAAAGTTGTACCAACCAAGTATCATCTCAGCAGGAGCAGCGTATGGGAGCACTTGCACCTCGTCTAACTCATCAGGCCAGAACTCAACCGCTTGATCTGGGTTTACTGCTAAGGCAAATCGTGTGAACGCAGAAGGGTCAGGGATGTGAGATGTGGTTGCAGTGCCTTGAGATACTCCGTTGATATACAAAGCCTGTGTCGTTTCCCCAGACTCAGGGTTTCTTCTTAGAACAGCTGTGACCATTTTGAAGTTACCGTCAAAGGGATCTGCAATGTCCAGAGAACTGGTTTTGTTTGTAGGTCCGCTTGCGTCCTCTGCTGATATTGCAAATTTTAGTTTGCTGCTATCACTATGGTCTCTGAATATTCTGAAGCTGTTAGCATGCGTGCTGGTCTTAAATATATTTACAAGGTGCTCATCAGCAGAAGTATTTCCCGCTGCTGTATCAGTCCAAACATTGAATGTGATATCTTGCTGAGCTTTGAACATAGTAACAGGGTAATCGTTACTTGTTCCGCTCGCTGAGACGTAGGATTTACCACTAAAGCCTGAAGGCACCGTAGAAGAAAACCCCCCTAGAACAGAGCTAGTCTTGGCTAAATTCTTAGTAGAGTCCGTAGTGTCATCCATCGTAAACAGCTGGCCATCCCCTCGAATCAAACCAGCGTAAGCCAGGGCTTCCATCTCAGTGTAAGGGGTGGTCTTAAATGTGTAAGACCTCTTTCTGTATCTAACGTTCTTGTAAGCGCCACCCTCGAAACCATCGCCAGATTCACCCGCAACACCGATACGAGTGCTAGCACCGGGGCCTACATTGATAGTTACGCCATTTAGTTTGAGGAACGCCATTACACTTCCTCTAAGGTGATATCTAGTTTGCGTTTATTGTTCTTACCGCCTGCGCTCATCAAATACTGAGATGAGTCTACTCGACCTACAAACAAAGAACTAAGAGCGTCATCTGGTATGATGTCCCCATCTACATACACCTTGGGTAAAGAAGACATAGCTTTACCCATCCCGTACCAGGCAGATACTATGTCGGATGTCGCTGCATAAGGAACTACCATTAGCTCATCTATGTAACCGCCTGTGAACTGACTTCCGCTAGCACCGTCGTTACCAACAGCAACAACAAAACTTGAGCTAGATAAATCAGGGATTCTACAAGTAGTTGTATTAGACTCAGAAGCAACCAATGAAGAGTTGTAGTATAACTCTTTGCAATTATCACCTGTTTCTGGATTAGTTCTCAAAACAGCAGTGAACATATGAAAGTTACTTACACCTGTCCAAACTGTTGTTTTTGTAAGAGAGTGAGATCCTGCGCTGTTTGAAGTAGTGAATATTATACTGTCTATACCATCACCTCTTTCTAATTTGATGGTATTACTACTTTGATCTGCAAAGAATATATTTCCCGTTCCGCTAGATGCGTCCGATACCCACACATTGATAGTTATGTCTGTTAATCCTGTGACTACACTTGATGGATATACAAGATGAGTTCCAGCATCTAAAGACTTGTTGAACTTTACGTGAGTGCTTTCCTGAGCATTACTCGTAGAAGTTGTCGGCCCTAATCCTCGACTGCTGTAGAGGTACTCACCTGTAGACGCGGCATCGAAAGACCAGTACTCCCCTTGACCTCTGACTAAACCTTGAAGAGCGATGGCATCAGCTTCTGACAAAGGGGGTGTCTTAAATGATAGCTTTCTCTTCAACCTTCGTCGGAGGTTGATAGTCGTCCCATCATACGATTTTGAACTGTTGCCTACTTCAACTAGCTGCATAGACGCACTGTCTACTTCGACGGGAACTGTGTGGCCATTTATTCTGAGGAAAGCCATTATCTAATTCCTGCTAGTTTGCCTTTGATCGGAGAGCCAGTCCTAACCAGGTTTTGGAACTCTTCTTCTCGTGTCAGTTTACGCATGAAGTCTTTGGTGTCTGCTACATGTACATGAAGAGTCTGGATAACCACACCACCAGCAGCGCCTCCACGAGGTATGACTGTCTCGCCAGGGGTAAGCATGGCTGGGATAGCATCGCCCATTCCTACACCAGGTACGACCCCACCAGCGTGCATTCGTAGACGAGAACGGTTAGCAACAGAAGATACATTAGCGCCAAGGGCTGCTTGGAAGGCTCGGAGGTTTAGCTTAAAACCTGCTGCAACGTTGGCTGAGTCAAGTAACTCCTCATTTAAATCTTCAAAGCCGTCTCTTGTGTCTTTTGTTTTATCGTTCAAACTCTCTAGAGTTTTTTCGTACTCGCCTTCTATCTTGAAAGGTTCGACCATGTCGTAGTTAGCACCAAAAAAGTTGGCTATGCTGATAAAAAAGTTGGCTATAGCAATAAAAAGGTTTGCTAACCCTGCAATAGCTTTCGCAAACATAGTTAGAACCGCACCTAAAAATTCGAAAACAGGTACCAAAATAGTCTCAAGAACTTTAGCTACGTGTTTGAATAACAACGCCACATAAAATAAAGGCTCCATAAGGGGTTCTACTATTGCGACCAGAGACTCAAATATATTATTGAGAGGCACTAGAACGGCTTGAAACCCTTCTGTGTTCTCCATTAGATTTATGAATGCGCCTATGAAACCACCGCTTTGAAAAGACGCAATTAATCCCCCTAGCTTAGATGAACCTACAGCCGACGCTCCTATTGCACCGAAAAAATCTTCAGCAGTATCTAAAAGCATTCGATTTATATCGAAACGAGGTACAAGAGCCCCTGTGCCTCCCATACCCCCAAGAACAGGTGGGGCTTCTTTAGGGATAAATTTTCTAAGTGCTTCATTGAAGTTTATTCTAAACTGAGTATCGGTAATTGTCTTAACAAGGTTAGAGCCTAGAGCAGCCTCTATAGCTCTCTTAGAGTTTTTAAACGCTTCTTTGTATATCTCTAAAACTGTACCGTCAGCTTTTTCCATCGTTTCAGGAAGAGTCGCTTTGAGCCCTTCAAACGTACTTACAATGGTATCGATGGCGAAAGACTTTACATCAAAGCCCTTTATTGCGTCTGTGCCCTCTAGTTTTAAGATTTGAAACTTTTCACTAAGTGTCTTTAAAGCGTCCTTGACTATCTCTGCTGAACTTATCGACTTTTTAATTTCTTCTAACTTGGCCTTTTTAGCCTCTTCTAATCGTTTTGCTTCTTTTGCTTCATCCGCGTCTGCTAAAGCTTTGGGGTCAGCTAATTCCACTGGAGGGCCTTTATCTCCGGGTCTAGCTAAGGCATCTGGAAGTTTTGTGTCAAAAACAAAAAAATTAAAAAGGTTGATCAGTTTAGTAATTTTTTTCAACTCTTGATCTATGACAGGGGCAAGCGCATCCCCAACATTCTTTGCAAACGTATCAAAGTTATTACCAAGTTCTTTGAGAGACACAGATAAAGTCTCCCGCATGATCTTACTTTGTTCGTTGATAGCCCCATTAGCGTCTTTAAGTTCTCTATTGAACTCTTTGTACTTTGATATATTTCGTGTAAGTGCGGTTACCGCTCGTGCTGCATTACTGTTGAAGATTTGAAATGAATCCCCAGCAGTCATGTTGGCTTGTGCTAACTGACCAAGAATACTGGTCATGGAGAGCATGTTACCGTCTACGTCATGTGTGACTACACCGAACTCTAGTAACTTTTTAGTGGCTCTCTCTGTTGGTTTGGCCAAGTTCATGAGCATGGCTTGGAATGCACGACCCGCCAAGCCTGCCTCAAGACCTGTCTCACCAAGTAATGATAGAGCTGTTACAACATCTTCAAACTGCAACCCGACTGTAGATGCAATGGCACCGGCAAACTTAAAACCTTCACCAAGACTTTGAATAGATACGTTTGCACTGGCAGATGCTTTAGCGAGTACATCAGCTACACCGCGAAGGTTTGATAACTCCATTCCAAAAGATTTTAATATTCGAATGGAGAGGTTAGCAGCTTTGGCTATATCTAAGCCTGCTGCGGTAGCCAAGTCAGCAGTTGTTTGTAAAGCTAAACCAATCTCTTTAGCCTTGAAACCTGCCCGTCCAAAAACTTCAGCTGCTTCTAGTAGGGATATATTAGAGTGTTCAGTATTTATCGATACAGCTTGAACTGCCGAGCTAAGGATATCAAAATCCCTCGATGTCCCGCTGGTAATTGCTCGAACATTTGCTAGGCCTTGCTCAAACTGTTTAGACTGTTCCACTGCATGGACAGCGAAAGCTGAGAACCCTCTTATGGTCGCATTGAAAGCTGCTAACCCCGCCGCTGCTGGACCTAACTTAGATGTAAGTTGGGAAAGCCCCTTCCCCAACCCTTTTGTGAATTCTTGTGTAGACCTGTTAAAGGGGTCCCCTCTGCCCATATTGAAGGTAGACATAGGCATTTTGGGCATTGGGGCAGCGGGGGGTGCCCCCTGAGTCCCTTTAACGCGAATCCTAGTTCTAGCCCCTGTAGCTTTGTCTACAACTTTGAAAGCCTTGATATAGCTTTGTTGAACCTTCTTTGCGGATTGCTCCGCATCTTTTTCAATCTTTCTTGCAAACTTCTCAAAGGCTTTGGCTGTTTTGTTAAGGGTTCTAATGAGTTCTTTCGACTCACCAGATATATTGACTTCTACTTCTCCGACGCTTGCCATTCCCGTCCCTTACCCTTTTTCCAAAACGCATCATGATCTGACTTGTCTGCGTTTTGTTCAAGCTCAGCCAATACCTCTGCACCACTCTGGGGCTTATTGGATTTCTTACCTCTTAGTTTTTGAGGTGTAACCTTCTGCCCTTTCTTGGCCCAAGGGGACACACTTATGCTTGCATGCCAAGCAATCATATCCATCTGCATGTCGATACGATCTGTATAACCTTGGCAATAACAACCAAACTCACCCAGAGTCATATCCCAAAACTCATGAGGCTTGAGGCCGATCTGGGCCGCCTGGATTAGTAGGCGAGCCCAATCTATTTTCCCTCGTCTTCCTCATCTTCGGAATCTACAGTGTATGAATTAGCTCCAGGCAACGAAGAAGCCAAAGCCTCAAAAACTGTTGTTAGAAGATCGGCTAACTCACCATCATAATCATCTAACCAGTTGCCCACCTTGGTAGGGGTTAGCTTCTTATCATCATGCAAAAGACCTACGAACAAAGCGTCTCGAAGAAGTTTAATGCCTACGGAATCTCCTGACATTAGCTTCATGATCCCCTTGCCGGTTAGGTCTTCTAGCTGAGCAATCTGGTTGGTGCG